CAAATTCTGTTCCTCGAAAGCGGTCCTCCGCTGATTGGGCTAGTGCCAACTGCGTGGTCTGCAACACAGCTTGGTTGCCTGCGATTGCTCGTTGGTTGGTAAGGATCATCTCCCGTAGTTCGCGCTCAGCCTCAACCCGATTGCCAATCTGTTCGTGGTGTGTGTTCATGACGAACACCGTCCCAGCAATAATGGACACTATGATAGCAGGCAGTCTGACCGCCTGAACAGCGAAGGTGGTGGTTTCAGTTACTTGGCGTGTTGTCATTTTACTGCACCTGCGCCGAAATAGAATCCGGCGATCATTGCTGCTAGTTGACGTTGGAATGGGAGAATTGTAAAGCCCTCTGCTTCGATGAACTTGAGCTTCTCCGGCCCAGTCATGAACCAAAGCCAACCCGACTCACTTTCGGGGTAGGCGTAGATGATCGGCGTGTCCTTGCTGAACAGCATTAGCAGCACAGGGGCAACAAACAGATAGCCGATTACGGTCAGCGCAATGATCCGCCGGGTCCATGCCCCCATCCTGTCTACCCGCTTCGCGGCTCGGTCGGCTGACTCGTCGGCTAGCGTCTGACGCTGCGTCATGTGCTCAATCTCCATCCGCCGCATCTCCATCTTCTTGGCGACGATCTTGAGGATGCCGCCGACTACGGTGCCGAGGAGCAGGTTAAGGATGTCGGGAGTAAACATGGTCTTCTCTCCTCCAGATCAATTCAGCCTGTGCCGGCTCATAGACCATGGGTGGTTTGATTGGTGCAGGACGGACGGGGCTAAGCTCTCGGATATGCTGTGCTTCGGGTAGCGGAGTGGTCCGGCAGCCTGATAGCAAGATCACTGATCCAATCGCTGCCCAGAGTAGCGTCCGATGAAGTTTGATCGTGTTAGCCAAAAGTCGTCCATGCGTTTGTTGGTTTCTGGATTTGCCCCATTTACCTTCCACTCGTCACCATACTGCTTCGCACACCCACTGAACAGCAGGATAGCAAAGATTAGCGTGACCATCAGCAGCACCCAGAACATTTTGCGGTCATACTTCCACAGTAGGGGCGGGATTGACAGGGTGAGCTGTAGGATGTCGCGGAGCTTATCCTTGATGATTCGTTTTTCAGACATAGCGGTTACATACCCATGGCGAACAGATTAATCGCTTGCACTCGTTCATGTGTCATTCAGCAACGGACTTTATTTAAGTGACGTCGCCGTTTTCTTTGTTCGGTTCAGTCGGCGAATCGTGCCCAGAATCGCTTAAGCGTTTAATGGCCTGATCGAGTAGCTGGTGGTCACTGCCAGAACCAACAAACTTTTGCTGAACCTGCTGGAGAATTTGGATGGCTTGTTCTTTGGTCATATCAATCTGAGTTTGCGGATTAGTTATTTTCCAGAGCCTCAAGACGGGCCGTGAGTTCCTGCACCGCACCAACGAGAAGTGGGACCAGCTTGGATTGGTCAATGCCTTGGTAATCTGGCACCGTCCTAGTGCCCATGACAGCAGCAGTGATTTCGCCGCCATCGTCACCTAGGACTGCGGGAGTGATTTCATATTGCTCGTCACGCATTGCATCTTTCGTGCCGGAGATGGCTTCTGGGACGACCTCCTGCACCTCATGAGCAATAAATCCATCCACTACAACCGAGTCATCCGAGATGAAGTTAAAGCGGCTGGGCTTCAGGTTGCCGATGCGTTGCAGCGCATCCGTCATTGGCACCACGTTCTCTTTCAAACGATAGTCCGAAGAGGTGTTGTATGCCGTGGTGGTCTGGTTGGTGGTAATCGAGCCGCAGGTCTGCGTGGCACTTATAAAGATGGCTTGGGTCTGCACCCCAGCCCCCATCTTCCCGAAACGGACGTATTGGTTGACGTTATCCCACGCAAACCCACTGACTCCAACGGTGGGCATTGTAGTTCCGCTGAGGATGACGTCGCCGCCGGAGGTGATGCGCATACGTTCCGCACCGGACGTGCTGTATCTGTGCGTCAAGGCATTCCAATGTGCATCAAGCCACGCACCAGCAGTGCGACTATACGATTGCGCCCACGATCCGTTCACCCCGTTGGTGTAAAGCTCCCACCCTGCGCCGGTCGAAGGAAATCCTTCCCCTTGGATAGCCGCGCCACCGCCTGCTACGACAAATTTAGCGGTTGGTGCCGTCAGGCCAATGCCGACGTTGCCGTTGCTGTGGATTCTAAGATTCTCGACACCGTCTACCTCGAAAGCAAATGAGTTGCTCGTGGTGAATCGGAATGGATAAGTTGTGCTGTCCAATACAGGGGATTTGATCCGAAAGTCTCTAGTATTAGCCCCAATATCAGATTCAAATTTAGCTAAAATAACATCAGTGCCATCGTTGCGAACGTGAAGTTTTGAGTCGGGTGACGACGTCCCCACGCCGAGAGAAGTCAGCCCGCTAATGGCTCCCCCGGTGATTGCGACTGCATCGGCGTTTTGAGTAGATATCGTTCCGAGCTGAAGGCTAGTGCGCATCTCCTGCTCAGTCGTTGACTGCATCAAGGTATCTACCGGCGTGCTTACTGTTAGATTTTCCATAATAGTTTTTCTGGTTTAAGGTCTCAGGTATCTACCAGTGCCTCCGGGCCGGAGATACACGGCAGTGCTTGCGGGACGCAGGTAGAGCACGGTGGCATCCCCAGATGCACTTCCCAGTGTCCCATGTGTGATTGCTACACCTATGCCTACCCTAATCATTTCAGAAGCCGGCTAAGATGTTTGTCGCATCGGTGCCGGTCGCGAGGATCCGGGTCACTCTGACAGGGTGCCAAACGCCAGAGGCTAGGTTGACCATCGTCTCGGTCTGACCTTTTGGCGTGACTACGGTTACGTCGCCAATGACTCCGACATAGATTGCCCGAGTAGCTTGTTTTTCCCCATTGGTTTCGAGGATGGCAGTGGTGTCGTGTGGCGTTACAGCGACCATGTCGCCGATGGGTGATTCACTTGTCATGGTATTCTTCAGGTTGAGTTAAAAGTTAAGCGTCCGACGGGACACGTTGTGCAATCAGGTAGCCACTAGGGCCATCAGGGGACGCTCCCACGTCGAGGGTGAAGTCTTCACAAAAGACATGGAAATAGATCGTGCGGGTGGTCCCAGCTGCGACGTTCAGGTATCCCTGTGCAGTGAGGTTCGTGCGGACCTGTAGCTGCCAGCAGGAGGCGCCACCGCCGAAGGTCAGGTTGTCCTCCACGTTGCGGAGCTTGGCCCAGATCGTGTCGTTCCCGTTGGAGGTGCGAGCCGTGACCGAACCCATGACCAGCCACTTGCCCTCGGACAGGACCAGCTTGGGTGCGTCTGTGGAATCGAAGATCACCGATGCACTGTTACCGGTTCCCGCCTTGGTCACACTAAATGAGTCATCAACGTCCGACTGTGCGGTCAGGGATCCGTCTACCGTGGAGGCATCCTTCATCACCATCGCGCCTGCACTATCGAAGCCGACGAACTTGTTCGCCCGGGTGGCAGCAAGCGGTAGCTCCATGGACGAGGATCCGGCCTCGTAGGTGGGCAGTCTGATTGCTCGGCTGGCGATCTCTGCGACCTGCTGGATGAGGGTGACGACCTTGTCGAATGTCCGCTCAATGGTGGTGGATGGGAACTCTCCGTTGTTGGGGAGCGAGGTCTGTTGGTCGAGTGGTCCGTTGCGGATGATCGCCAGCTGCGACCCAATACCCAGTCCGTTCCCTGCTGTAGGGATAGTTGTGATACTGCCACCTGCGGAGTTGCCTGCACCCGCCACCGTGTAGTCAACGCCCTCCACCAGCACCACCCCTGCGGATGTGACCACCTGCAGGTCTGAGGTCTGGACGAAGTAGAACGTCACGGGGACCTCCTGAGCTGCCGCTGTTAGGGTGACTGAAAGTCTGGTTGTTTCGGACGATAGACTCATGACGTATGGTTTTCTGGATACATTTTTATGCTATGGCGATCATCTATTGCGAGAACCGATTCCCTCCCGCTCCTCTCGACGTTTCTCAATCTTGTCAGCACCACCACCAGCGTGCCAGTAAATAGGTGAACCAATTAACGGCAGCATTCGCCATGACTCAAACTTACCGGGCTCGATGTCTTCCCCCTTTGCCAACTGTTCATAGGCTGCATACAGATCGATGGCCGGGTAGTTCATGAATGGTGCAGGCGGGGCCATTAGCAGTAGGCCAAACTCGATTGGGTTCTTCCGGTAGCGGAAGTTCCAGACGTGCCAACGGGAGATGCCCATCAGCTTGAAGAGGTTGTCCACCATGATGTCCTCCAGCTGTGGATCCCGGCCCATCAGCCAGTCCTTAATCCAGTCCACCGGGATATTGCCCAAGTAAAACACGCCCGCGAGGTGGAGCAGTCTACGGAAGCCGGACGCTTTCTGCTGAAGGTTGCCGTTCACGATGTCGTCCAGACCCTCCCGCCGGAATGACTCCAGCTGTTTCAGGGTAAAGGTCTTGAGCATATAGAACACCCGACCGTTGGGGTTTTCGAGGTAGCCCTGCGGATACTCGCTTAGTGAGATCGGCTGGTAGTCAGCGAGCACCGTGTAGACGGCGAACATCGTATCAGCGTTCTTGATACCTTGGGCGAAGTCTTCCAACACGTCGGCTGCTCTCTCTGCACCAAACGATGTCTGGATTATCTGCATGGTCTTCTGGCTGACCTTGCCCGTCTTCGCTTCCTTGGCGATCTTCCTGAACTTCGCGTTCACGATTGTCTCCTTACCGATCATGTCCATGTAGCGGAGTCCGGTGACGGTGAACGTAGCGTCCAGCAGCTTGGCCGCCGTGGCAAGGTCCGTGTCAAGCTCTCTCGCCACATTCTCGATGCCCAGATCCTCCCGGCTGATGTCGGACTTCCTGACAGCTGCTTTGCTTGCAGCCACCATGGTGTTGAATGCTCCGTTCTCGTAGAGGCTGAACATCAGGTCACCGAACTGGGTGATCGCTGAAGTGACCTGCCCCATCGTGGTCATGTAGCCGAGACTCTTGAACGCTTGGATCTTTGAACTGGATGCTGCGTAGTTGAACCGGGCACTCAGCATGGAAATCACCTGCTCCTGTTGGGAGGCGCTGATCAATCCGTCTGCGATCAATCCATCCACCAGCCCACCAATCGATGCGTCCAGTGCCATCATCTTGCTGGACTCAGGAGTGGCGCCGTCCTGCTCAACGACATACTTGCCGAAGAACCGGCGCTGCTCGATGGCTTTGTTGGTGGACGTGATGTAGCCAATCAGTGCCGTGGCCGAGTCTGCGTAGAACTGACTCGCGTCCACGCTGACCACGTCCGTGACACGTCCCTTGAAGTTGCCGGGTTTGGATGCTGACCGGTTCACCCGCTGGAGGGTCCGGTTTACTACCTCAAGGCGCTCCTCCCGGGTCAAGTCGCGTCCATCAGCACGGGCCTTGGCGCTGGCCTCTGCGATGGCTCTGTCGATCTCTCCGTTGACCGTAGCGTCACCAGCATAGAACTGGCGCAGTCCTTCGTAGTCGATCACTCGGCGTGGGAAGTAGTCTTCGATCTGGCCGATGTCGTAGCCTGCTGCCTCACCACGCTTACGGGCATCCTCCAGCACATCGATGACGTCCGAGAATGCTTCACGCAGGTTGTAGGCTTCCAGCACCGTGTTGCGGGTCTCCACGTCTCCGTTCTTCAGTGCAAGGTCGAGGGTCTGGGCATCCTCCTTGGACATCCGTTTGAAGCCCTCCATGAACGGGGTGACCTTTTCGAGGTCGTCCTTGATGGCTACACCGAGGTCGAACTCAAACCTGCGCAGGCGCTGAGCCAGCTCGCGGGAGATCCGCTGTAGTCGGCCAGACACCGGCACCAGATACTGAGCAGCCATCGTGGCCTCTCCGGTCTTCTGGGCACGCTCTACCCGCTCAGGGATCGGGAGCTTGTTGATCTGCCTGTTCAGGAGATCGGCGCTGGCAGCAAGGCGCTTGGCAGTGATCCGCTCGTAGCGGGCCTTTAGCTTCTGCGCTTCGGTGATTGGCTGGCCGGACAGTTCGTAGACCGCACCCCTCTGCTCATCGAGCGAGAAGGTTACTGCTGATCCATCATCTCCTGTTGGGCTGCCGGGTCGTATTCGTGGTCGAAGACGTTCTGCAGGGTCCAGTTCCGGCCCCGCTTCAGATGGTCCTTCTGGGACTCCTTCAGCCCTTCCATCACCTCCGGTTCCAGCACCAGTGTTTGCCCATTCAGGGTCACCGATTCCGTCTTTGAAGATTTGCTCGCGGGCTTGCTTGGCATTCTTGGATGATGCCCAGATCGCTGCTATTTTGTCAACGAACGACTCTTGGCGCTTGGACGCATCTGGGAACAGGATCCGCACCGCCTCCCATGTGATGGATTGCATCTGCCGTGGCTGGATCTCAATCCCGTCCCTCTTCGAAACCTTTTTGGCTGCTGCTTTGACTGCCTCAAGGTGCATCCAGTAGGACCCGGTGTTGTTGCCGCCTGCACCCGGGAATCCTTTGAGCGTGCCGAAGTTCGCTGCTGTGTGCCACGCCGATCCGCCCATTGGGAATAAGAGGGTGGCGTTCACGTTGTGGGTGTCGGAGGTCACATCACCGTAGGGAGAGTTGGGGGCGATGATGTTATTGAAGAAGTTGCGGATTTTGTGCTTCATCCCCATCTGCTTTGAGATGTTGGCATGGCCACCATCAAACCCCATCGAGAGCGCCTTCTTAATGAAGGCAGTGCTCTGCCAGACCATCACGGTGTTTTCTCCAGCAACATCCCCCTGAGCCTTGTTCTTGCGTCGTTCTAAGCGGAATCCCTCAGGTGCAAGGACGTCGTAGCCGAGACCGTGCTTGTTTGTTGAAACGAGGCGAGTTGCCCATGCTGCCAAAGCCTCTTCACCGGACTCCCACAACTCCCGGATCGTCTTGCCTGATATTGCATCCATGTCCTCCTGCCGACCCTTCTTCGCAGCAGGGACTGCCGTGGCGATGATCTCATCCATGGTCACCCTGAACTGCTTTTCCGTAATCTTCGTGTCGAGGTCATTGGCGAACACGTCAGCGAAGTTGAGCGCCATCTGCACATTCTGGAACCAGTCCTTCATCGGACTGAACGCAGCCATATACCCAGCAGCCTGCTCTGCCGTCATGCCGTATTTCGCTGCGATGTGATCTGCGATCAGTCGCGCACCATCATACCAATGTGTAGCCCGGGCACGGTGCTCCTCTGGGAACGCATCGTAGAGAGCGACGAGATTGTCCGTCATGAACCTCATCAACTTCTTCAGCTTCTTTTGAGGGTCTTTCTCGTTGGTGAGGTATTTCGGGAACGGGATGTCTTTGCCGGTGATCTTCCCATCTTTGTCCTTCATCGGACGGGTGAAGTAATTCATCTGCTCCATCTGCTGAGCTACCCGCTTAGGATCCGTGGTCGCAGCACTCACATTCAAGTCGCGCTGCCCGGGGACCTTCCCTTTGGAGGCAGTGCCGGTTCGGCTTCCGTCGTATTGATTCGATACTTTGGAGATCGAGTCCATCGAGAACGTGATGTCCGGGTTGGTCGGATCAAACGTGCCCCGGTTGCCGGTGGCGGATTTGATCTGGGTGGGCTCAAAAGCGATGTAGGAGTCTTCAACTTCCTCTCCTTTAATTACTTCTCCGTAATTCTTATAGATGATACCGTCGATACCCTTGGAGAGCAAAGCCTCCCTGATGCCTTTTATGTCTCTAGCTTCCGTGACCTCTTTCCACGTGAGGTGTTTGCGCAACTCGTATGAGTCCCGAAGCGTGCCGTAGTCCCATGCCCCTTGATCGGAAAGCGTAATTGGATTCTTGATACTCAGGTAAACAGGAATCGTGCGTCGGGGAGCATTTCGCTCAGTTAGGCCAACTGCTACTCGCTTGTCCCCCCGAATCCTAGCCTGTTTTGCATTCCCAAAGTGAGTGCCAAGACCCGATTTATTTGAATCAAAGGCATTAAAGTCTAAATCGGTCTGGTGATACACCACCATCGGGGTGCCGTCAGTATTGACGATCTTACTGTCCCCAAACCACCGCTTGAACGCTTTGGATTCTAAGGGTGGAGCGATACTGAACGTGATCGGTGGTCCCGGGTCAGCAGAATCAGCCACCTTGGCCTTGGCCTTGGCCTGCAGTTCTGCTGCAACCTCATACTCCGACGCTTCAAATGTAGGAACCTCAATGCCAGCGAGCACGCCATCGGTGTCGCGGACCATGAAGACCACATCAGGCTCGCCCATGGTCTCGTAGTTCCACCCGTCTGGGGCGTATTCACGGGAGAACTTAACCCGGGCGACCTGTGCAAACTGGAACTGCCCGTAGAGGTTTGGGAGGAACCCGCCGATGTCGAATGCGTCCAGCGTGCTGGCATACTCGGAAGCCTCTGCGAGCACTGCCTTCATCTTGGCAGTTGATCCGGGCACCTTGTGGACACTCTGCAGGTCGCCGTAGCTGGTGACCATTACCCCGCCGAGTTGATCCTCGGACTGGAAGAGGAGGTTCTCTGGGTTGAGGTAGGTATCGAGGTCGTAGACCGCTACCGCTGCACCTTGGGGGTGCTCTGCCCGGGTCCGCTCAAGGGCTTCGTGGAAGCTACGTCCTCGGGTGACAGGATCAACCCTGAACCTGCTGCTGCCATCCGCTCCCGTAGCGTCCGCTTGGGCGCTGGGATCCGAAATAGTTGGGCCTTTTGACGTTTGCTGAGCATTGGGAGGAGTTACTTGTGCCCCGGTTGAATCGAATTGTCCACCAATCTTTGCGATGCTGAAGGTGATGTCCGGGTTGGTCGGATCGTAGGTGCCACGGTTGGCAATTGAAGACTTTACCTGCGTGGGCTCGAAGACCGCTATGTTCCGGGAGGTGACGAAGTTGTCCGACTCGTCGTAGCGCCCCTCCTTGACCCACATTCCATCATGCCCAAGGGAGCGGATCACTGGTGAGAACATCTCGATGTCCGACCATAGCCCCCCCTCGATTGCCTCAACTCCTTTGTGGTATTCAGGAGCACCAAACTCGTCCTCCTTCGAACCATATCGATTCTTGAACTGTGTGGTCGCGGCGAGTGCTGCTACGTGGTCTGGATTACTAGGGTCGAACGGGTTTTCGGATTTGACGAACGCTGGGATCACCTGCCCGCCGAAATCAAACGTCCCGGTGTCCTCATCCTGCGCGGCATACTGGTCCGCGAAAGCAGGGTCCGGGCTCAAGAATATCCCGCCACGAAACGACCTGCGGAATGCGCTGAAGCTGGTATCGGTTCCGTGATACATCACCTTCGGCTTTCCGTTCTCATCGACCACCTTGCTGTCCCCAAACCACTTCTTGAACGCATCGCTGTTCACAGGTGGTGCAATGGAGAACGTCGTGTCGTATCCCTCATCCTCCAGCATCTGCTGAGCCTGCACGGATAGCTGTGCGGAGATGTTCTGCACAGCATTCGCCTCTGCCTGCTGACGTCGCAGGTCGTAGTTCAAACGGTTCGCTGCTTCAGGTGACTCCCGGGTAGCTTCGTCCGGCTTACGCTGACCACCAAAGGCTGCATCCAGTTCGGCCTGACGCTTTGCCCGGGCATCGGCTACTTCGGTCTGGGCCTGCTCAACCGGAATGATCCCAAGCGCACCCTTCAGTGCCGACTCAAAGCCCGTATCCAGTTTCCCATCACGCTGGAGCTTTTTCATCTTCGTCGCCAGCTGGAGCACGGACTTGAGATGCTCACCCAACGAACGGAGGAAATCCCCCCACGACTTCGGCATACTCACCACCTTGCGGTTGCCCACTGCGTAGTCGATGACCCGCTTGGAGAACCACTCGATGTCGCTGAGGGTGTCCTCGCCTTTGTTCACAACTCCGGTGTCCGCAGCATACTTCTCCCTCCACGCCTTCAGTTCACTCTCGTCAAGATCCTTTACCTTGAGGCGCTTCTTGATGTAACCCTCGCCGACCTCCTCGATCACATCCAGAGGCGTGCTGCCTTGGAACACTCGCGAGACGTCCGTGTATAGATTATTCCGATACTCTGCCTCGTTCACGCCGAAGACCTGAGCCATTGCTGGATCCACCCCGACGTCCTTGTTGTTCACGTCCCGGGCGACCTCCATCGCTCTCACCGCTTGCTCAGCTGTGATCTTCCCTTCGTCAACAAAGTCCTGCACCACCTTGGTGGTCTCCTCTTCGACGAGCAGCTTCCGTCCTTCTTCCAGCCGGGACTGCATCACCTTTGCTGTTTCGTTGCGGGCCTGCTGCCTGATCTGGTCGGCCACTGTGGCTTTGAACTGCTCCACGAATGCAGCCTGATCTGGGTCCTGCAAGTCGAGCACATGGTAGGTCCCGTCAGGACTCTTGAACACCATCGAACCGTTGATCATCCCGAGGCTCGATCCGTTGAAATCGCCCATGTCAGGACCGTCCATCTCAACGCCATCGATCTCCACGAACAGCTTATCGGCTACGATCTGATTGTATTCATCAGTCGAGACCTTGTTACCGTTGGCTGCTGAGATCATCAGCTTCCCAGTGACGGGATCCGGTGCTGCAGCCATGATCTCCTCATCGGTCTTGAGCCGACGGAGGATGCGGAAGTCCACGTCCGAGTAAAAGTCGTTTTCTTTGGTGGTAAGGTAGTCGGCACCCGCATTGACTCCAGCTGCCTCGTCTACCTTGGCCAAAGTGGCAATACCACCGCCCATGAGGAAACCACCGGCAACGCCAACGAGACCCTCCATCGTCCGGCGCTTGGCTCCTTCGCCTGTCACCAGCTCGCGTCCCTCGTCAAAGGTGACCGATGCCATGAAGTCCTGAATGAACCCCTGCGTCGGCTCCGTAGCGCCCTCAGCCACTGCGTTCTTGATACCCTCGCGGAAGAAGGTCGTGACGTAGTCCCGGTAGATCACCTTGCCGTGCTTTTTGGGCACCATCTTGATGACATCACCGAACAGCTTCTCCACACCGAACGCTTTTTCCACAACTGCCTGCATCGATGCCGTGGTGACGTTCTGGATGAATGCCTTGTCCCGGTCGTAGTCCTCACCCTCAGCCTCTTTACGGTCCTGCTCAACGTCCGTGAACATCAGGGACTCGATCAGCACAGGACCAGCCACAGGCACCACTGCAAGCGCCACCGTGGTCGGCAGCATCCCGACATATCCGGCCACCTGTCCGGCAGTGGACTGGGCGAACTCAGGATCCACTTCGTAGAGGTTATCCATCTCGTCAGCCATGCCCAGCAGCTGCTCGGTGATCTCGCGCATCTGCTTGGACCCCTCCGCTGCAGGCGTTTTAAGCCACTCCCTCATGTCTGCCCTATACTGAGCATCCAGTTTCTTTGAAATGGCCCTCTGCTTTGAGCGAATGGCACTCAGACGGGCTTCCTCGGCCTCGGTTGGGACCGGTTGGTAGCTCCCCGGCTCATCGTATGGCGAATCGGCGTAGTAATCAAGGATCTGACGGGCCTCATCCCTCAGGGCCGAGAACTCAGGGTCCGCTGCCAGCACAGGACGGGTCGGGAACCCGGATGCCAGCTTGGTCACACCCTCAGCCTGAGCGGTGAGTCCGGCGCCGGTCTTGTAAACAGTCTCCGAGGATCCAGACCCGATCTTCTTAATGAAGTCAGGTATCCGGGGCATCTCTTTGGAAATCACCTCACCGTATCCGCCCATGTTTCCTAGGCCCGGGCCACGCGACATCCCAAAGTTGGGGTACCCGAAGTTGGGGTGTTTGAGGATGTTCTTGGGGGCCTTTGCCGTGCTGGTCAGGGGCACATACGGGGCCTCTTCCTGCTCGGGCTGGGTCTCAGGCTCAGGAGTGGATTCGAAGGCGTAGGTTTCAGAGATCTTGTCGTAGATCTGACCCGGGGTCGCGCCCTCACCAAACATCCGCTTGGCGATGGCATCGTAGTTGGCCAGCACGTCTTTGCGGTTGGTCCCCGTCTTGCTCGCCATCCACAGGGCAGTGAATTGCCGGTCCCCGAACTCGGGATCTAGGGACTTTGACTCAAGCTCCGTGAACTGGTCACGGATGTTGGATGGGAGTCTTCCGTTGCGAGTCTCTCGGGACTCAAAAAGGGGGGCTAAGTTTGATGCCATGTCTGGGTCTACATTCCGAAGTCTTCGAATAAGCTGTCTGCCGCTTGCTCACCTGCGCGTTGTTTCAGTGATTCCACGTATTCCTTGATCTGGCCGGGATTCGCCTTGGGGTTGCTGATGAACCACTGCCGGATCTCGAGATCGGTGGAAAGCATCAGTTCACCCGCAGCGACAGGACCAAGCACGCCGATGTTTTCGGCCACTGTATCGATAAACTCCCTACGCGCATTCTTTTCCTGTGGAGTGAACGCGCGGTCAAAGAACCATCCGGTGCCCTCTTCCTCGAGGTCTTTCAGGTCCGTGGAGCGCATCGCGAGGAACTTCTCTGCGAGGTCCATGCGGTTCTCCATCGTGAGGTCAGCCTCTTTGATGTTATCGAGCATGGTCTGGTAGGTCTTATCATCTGGCTGAGGATTACCACTCGTCAGGTTCCCACCATACTTGGCCAAGATCTTTTCGTTGATTTTGAAGTAGTCACTCGTCTCGTCGGTGCGCTGAAACTGGGTCCGGGCATTCATCCGGGCAATGATCGTGTTGCCCTGCTCTTCGGTGTATTCACCAGCAACGACCTTAGCTTGGATTTCATCGGCACCGATGGTCCCGTTCAGCGCAGCCTTCTCGTCGGTTGCTGCACGACTGGTTGCTCGGACACCCTCCTCCAGTAGGTCCTGCGCGGCTTTGTCTTTGGCATACTGCTCTGCTGCCTCAAGGTCCGGCTGCAGTAAATCGACCACGTCCTGAGTGATCTCTCCAGATGCCAGCGCCTGATCTACGTCGAACTGGGTTTTACGTCCTGCAGTGATATCGCGCAGCAGCAGCCTGCCGTTCGAAGCGACCTGCTTGCGGGCCTGACGCAGTCGGGCATTGGCAATCGATTGCAGACGGGTCCGACCACCAAGGCTCATGCCTCCGAGGGGGGTTCCTTCTTCGTCGCTCTCCTCGTATTCAGTGAACCGTCCGTCCTCATCCTTCGCGGTGACGTTGTCGATGAAGGTCTCGTATCCACTTATCTGATCCGCGAGCGTCTCTTCCTCGATGGCATCCATCTGGTTGCTGGCGATGTTGTAGAGACCTTGCTCCAGTCCTTCGGACAGCGTCTTGGTCCGCTGCTCTTCCGTGAGGTTCATCTGCTCGATGCCGTCCTTGAACCCTTGGTAGTTGCCAGCACGCAACTCAGCATCCGCTTGGGCTTTAATCTGGGCGTTGGATTTCCGAATCATCCCCTGATTCATCTTCATCCGCACCCCAATATCTGTGCGCGTCCAGAACTCTTCGTTGGCGATGGTGTCTGCGTCCGAGACTGATGACCCCCACTTGTTGGTCCGCATCCTGTCCTGTCGCCCTTGATTGTATGCCGCTAGGGTGTCCTCGCTAAACTTGCTCCAACTCTCAGGGTTCCCGGGGTTGGATTGGATGTATTGATCGATGGCTGCTGCCGTCTCCATCCGGTGGGTCTGCTCACTGGCAAGGATACCCTTGTTCACATGGTTCTGCACGTCACCGGCAATGCGTGCGAGCATCTCGGCACTGCGACGTAGTTCTTGCCCAGCGCCCTCGATGGCGCGACCGGGTGCCATGGCTGCAGCCTGATCGATTGGCGCCGCCCCAATAGGGACGGTGGGCGTGAAGTTGCGTGGTGCTAGTTGGACTGTGCTCATTATCCGAATGCTCCTGATTTCCCGAACTCGTATGTCATGCCAGCGGCAGATGAAGCTCCACTGAGCAGGGTCGCACCTGAAGCGATCTTCAGAGCGTTAGATTGGTTTTCGCCTGAGATGCGTGAGGATGCCGCACCCGCCCTCAAGTTGGTGGCCTTGGCTTTGGCCTGCCGTCCGATCTCAAGGGCATCCAGTTCCAGCAATCCTGCGGTCTCGGCCATAACCTCAAGCGGAGTGCCTTCGTTGATCACACCGGATGCTGCGTAGCGTGACCGCTGGGTCTTCATCCTGCGCTTGTTCTCATCCCGCTGACGTCGGGCGTTCTCACGGGCATCCATCTCAACCTGCAGGGCTTGGTTCTCTTGGATCTTCGCGTTGCGCTCAGCTGTTCGCTGGGCGGTCTTTGCCTGCTGTTGCTGCCCGTAGATGGAGACACCAGTGCCGACGACACTGGTTCCAATTGCTGCTATCGCTAGGGCTGTTGATGTAGCTACTGCCATGTTATTCCTCCGTGAGCACCATCATCAGGTGCGTGACATCAGTGTCGGTTTTGTTGAATCCATTTCGTTGATACAGTTTCACCAATGATGGTTGCCTGCAAGCCGTCAGCATCACCCCGTAGTCAAGCTCCCGGGCGCGGTCGGACATGAACGTCACCAGTTGGCTGATACACCGGATAACCACCTTGGGGTTCGCATTAGGGTTGGTGACCAGCCAATCCAGCCAGCATACGCCAACCGAGTTGTCCATGTATAGCCACCCGGCACACACATCGATTTCGTCGTTGCTAACGATCATGCCGAGCTTGGGTAGGATGTTGAGCGGTATGGGAGACCACCCATGTCCCTCCCACCACTTGGCGATGTTGGAGTGATCCTCAGGCTTAAATTCACGTAACTCCATCATCCGGTTACCTCATACTTCGCGGTGATTCCAAGAACGGTCATGGGCAAAGGTTGAGTCTGTTCGATGACAATGTCACCTGCGTAGTCGTATCCACCATCGAATGAAATCTCCTTGTCCCCGGTAAACAGGGGTGGCGAGTCATCCATCGGATCCCCTGCACTGCGGAAGGTCACCTCGTCCATCGTTTCACCATCACCGACCATCAGGCCGAGCGAGTTGAGCAGTCGGGCGTATATTTCGGTGATCCGCTTCTTCTGGCCCTGCGAGACTCCAGTGGTCGGGTTCACATCCAAACGCATCGGCTTGATCCGTGAGGTGTAGGGCAGGCCGACGTGGACGACGCTGGCTGCAGTGTCCAACTGTATCGAGCCACTTGATACGTCCACCGTGAGTGGTCGATGGACTGCACCGTCTGCAAGGATGTGGACCTCTTCGCCTTTGAGGTGATCGAGACCGGAGATTGTCTTCACCGCTTTGCTCAAAAATGAGTTCGGAAGCGGGAAGTTCGGCAGGGATGCGAGGTCCGAGTTGAAGGTGAAATAATCCCCCGTGCCGTCCGTTGCTGACGTGTAAGGTCCGGTATCGCCCTCCAGTGATGGCTTGAGCAACCGCACCCTAGACGTGGTTTCCACGTCCACTGCGTGCTCTCCTACTATCCCGAATATATTCTGACCGCTGATGGTGATCATGTCGCCATCGGTAAGACCGTGCGCTCCATTGGTCGTAACCAAGATCTCGTAGGTGTAAACGCTCCCGACGTTGCCGACCAAATCTGCAGAGACCCCTGAAATCTCCAGCAACGAATCGGAAGCACTGAACGTGAGCCCGCTATCAACGAAAAAGGCATCTTGCTTAAGGTCACCCTCGTCAGGATCGAATGCTGGCTTCATGGCCTCGATGTATCGCTTGTCGCCACCTTGGATATTGCGACGGACCACGCACCAGACCTCATCGTTGGGATCACCAAAGGAGACTGCCACTGACTCCACGAACCCATCCGTGGTGTGCTCAGTCCATCCTACCACGTCCTGCTCGCGCTCGTAGGTCATCGACAGGAGTCGGCCATCGGTCGTCACCGCCCACAGCACGTTGATTGGTAGCTGCTGTGCTGCGATCTGCACGATGCCTGACTTGGTGATGTGGTTGGCCAGCGTAGTGAGGTCAGGCGCCACGTATTTGTCCTTCTCAAAGCTGAAGGTCAGCTCGCGGATCTTCCGGTTGTTGCGCTGCACGAACAGGACCACATCACCGACCAGCTTGGCTGCGATGGTTGAGCTGCCGTGTTCAGACTGTGGATACACCTGCACGCTGGTTGGTGTGATCGGATCATTGTCTGCTCCACCCATCATCGCCCACTCACCTGAGGTGGTGCCGATCATCAGTGCCTTCTGGGCTACGAACCAGAGGATGGTCTGGCTGCGCTTGGACCCGATGGTGAACGCGAATGCATCCGTGTCGCCACTGCCGTAGAGAAAGTTCTCGTAGTCGCCTGTGACGGATCCCCAGACCGTCTGCCGTCTGTAGTTGGTTCCTCCATACACGATGCGCTGGTTGTAGATCGTGACTGCCCGAGGATACCCACGGACATCGGACCATGCGCCCTCCTGCCAGTAGGTGGATGCCGTGGTGGCGTAGAAGTCTGTGATGACCGTGGCATCAACCACCGTAGACGACGTGAATGCTGTAATCTTGGCGAGTCCGTAGATGTAGTTGTCCACTGCCTCGATAACCACGCGAGGGGTGGTCGCTCCTGCTGTACTGGGTGCAGCGTAGTTCTCAATCTTCACCCGGAAGAGTGCTTCGAACTCCTGCTCTCCGACGCTGTCCACATTGCGGTCCTCCTTGCCGCTGAACTTGCGGATAGTGTTCCACGTAGAACCTCCATCGAGGCTGCGCTGGATCAGGATGTCTGCGCTCCAGACGCCGTAGGTCCGCACGTTCCAATCACCGAGGATCGGGATGGTGGACGATGTCGCGTTTGCCGTGATGTTTCGCTCAACGAAGTTGGACTCCCGCAGGTGCGCCACACGCCAGTAGCTGCCGACGTGGCCAGCTTCGAAGGTCGCTGCACTGGCAGTCAGGGTGATTGATCCGGTCGTGCCGCTTGGTGTGATCGTGGTGGTCGTGATGTTCTCATCGAGCATCGGCGGGACATTGAACTCCACGTCTGCAATCGTCCAATTCGTGTTGGCGATCCGGGTCAGCTTCTGGACTGGGTGATCGGGATGCGTGATGTAGGCCACGTCATTGATCTGGGTGAACTGCAGGTCGAAGATCTCGTCCTCCGTGTAGACGGTGCTGATCTCGTAGGGACTGCCCCCGCTGAGCACCTGTGCTCGGCTTGAAAAGAACCGGATGTAGTTGTGACCGAACTCCAGCGTGAAGACCGTGGTGCTGGAAAACTCCCACTCAATCAGCCTGCTCTTCCGGTCGTTGTTCTTGGCGCCTGCGATGTATTCAAGGCCCATCCGTCTCTCAGCCTCACCGTAGAGGCCAGCGATGCAGTTCTTCAGCTCCCTGCACCCGTTCTGGTATTTGGCGATGTCTATCCGGGCATCGAGCTTGGGTGACAGCTCGCCGGCATTGAAGGAGGTGAAGTTGCGGAGTTGTTCAGCCATTGGTCGAGTAGCGTCGGGATTGGACGAAGCGGGATTCATCTGCGGGGTTGCGGCGGATCTTCTTGCGCTCATTGCCGTCCTTTACCCGGGCGCGGGGCAGGTGGACCTGCTCATACTCTGCGAGGAGCTTCTGGCTGGCCTGACCATCGTCAACACGCAGTGCTGTGACGATCTCTGATGCCAGTCTGGTGGCCACTGCGGCGATCAGTAGGGCATCCCACTGGGCCACGTTGAACTCCAACTTCACATACTGGATCTTGCCCTCATCTGCATTGGTCAGGAGTGACCGGCCCTCGATCTCGTAGGTGTCCCCGGGCTCAGCGTCGTTGTAGGTCCCGTTGAGCTTGATCACCCGGGCGCAGTCCTCAGGCAACAGGTAGGCAAATTCCCAGCCAAACTCTGGGGTGGTCGTCTGCGGCAGCACGGCACGGGTCTTGAGGCAGTTCCACTCGCCTGACCGGATGACCTCCTCCGCGATCTGGTCGAACACCTCGTTGCAGGTCCGTGCGTTCGTGTTGCTGTTGTCAGCGAGGTCGGTGATCCGCTTCGCGCCGATCTTAACGAGTGCCTTGTTGGCGATTTGGGTTTTACTTGTTACGGGCATTTGGAGAGGGGGTTGGAAAGTAAAACGCCCCACCCACCACAACGGCAGATGGGGCGTAGTTCACCATCAGTGAATGATCGTTAGACCACCACCAAGTAGGGCACCTTGAAGACGATCTTCTTGCCAGCGGTCATCGGGAGAGTCCCGGCGAGCACTGCCTTGATGGTCTTCGTGGTCTCCGTGATCGTGAACGGAGTCACGGAGATCGCGTTGGTCGGAGTGACAGCGACGTTGCCAGCAGCAGTCAAAGCGACGGCAGTCGCGCTGTAGCGGTCGTCGTCCTCGGCATCACCGATCTTGGAGATGGTGACGGAAGTGCCACCAGCTCCATCGTTGGCGACCTTCATCAGGTCAGGGACCAAACGGGCACCAACCGGGAGGTCGATGATGTTGATGACGTCAGCCGCAGCTTCAGTGGCGTCAACCGTTCGGGTGACGGTAGCCCACAGGAGCATCGGCGTGAGGGTGGCGCCAGACAGACGGCTTCCGAGGTTCGGAGCAATTTGAACGGCACGTTCGGCAGTATTGATTTCAGCCATGGTATTTAATTCCTAGGTTGAGGGTTATGGCGATTCGTCGCAGTAGACGAGAACCACGCGCTCCTCTTCCATCCGGGTCGCCCCGAGCAGGAGAGTGGTGCGAATTTGCACCGTGTGATTAAGGTCGGCACGGATGTCCAACTTCACCTTCTTGTCCTGACCGATGCCGAGGAGCACGCCCGCCTTGTGGTAGGCAATGCAGGTGCGGACGTCGGACGTGGCGTCGAGGGTAAGCAGCTCCAGCATACAGAACGTGAAGCCGAGGAACCGGCTGACTTGGCCGTCTACCAACGCTTTCACGTTGTTGTAGTCCGAGGACTTAACCTCGATGGCGTTGTCGAGCAGGTCCTGCAGTTGCTTCGCGCTGTGCAGGAAGTAGCGGTCTTCCTCTTCGACCTCATTGGAGTCGAGGATGAACTTGGCCTTAACCAGTTTGTCGAGGATCAGGCCAGAGTTGGCTGGGGATCCCGACTTGATGTAGTTGACCGCGACCTTCTGGCTGGCGGGCACATCAACAGCGTCGGTGCCGGTGGTGCCGATGTAGGCGGTGCCTTCAAGGGCAGCGATGATGACCTCGTCCATGGTGCGCTTAGCAGCCATGGAGTGAGAGACGACGTGCTCGGACTCAGGAGCGGGAAGCTCACCGAGGGCGATGTCATCGAACTCATCGATGTGGGTGACCTCGTCGTAGCCTTGTGGGCGGACCCAGCGTTTGGCCATCGGAGTGTCGGAAGCAATGGTCTTGCCATTGCGGGTGGTGATGAGACGCATATTGCTCTTCCCGAGTTGGGAGAACTGGCGCTCTTTGCCACTGACCGTGGCGCGACGGCATTTGCCCTCAAGGCGCGATTCCTTCTGTTGAAGGAGGTGCTCCCAGTTGTCGGCAAACTGCGTCTGATAATGTTCAGGCAGACTTTCTAACATGATAAAAACCTTCGTTTATTAGTGAATGTGATTCAGCCGGATTGGCTGAGAAACAGTCATTACGTGGAGGGTGTCCTGATTGGGCCTCAGTAGATTGACTCTGATGGCTCAGGCTCCGGGAACCGAAGGTGTCTGCGCTGTATTCGATTTCTGGGCACCTTGGTCGTTTATGTCAAGTGCCGTGATTTACCAAAAACCCGGTCAAGCACTTTTTCGTAGCCCCGTGGCAGTTGTGTAAGTGCCTGATGATGGTCCGAAATCCTCTGACCCCCAAAAGTCGATTTGGTATAATGGGTGTGCTATGCGATCATACAACACAGACGTCCACTACCTTGAAACCTGTCCTGCGAAGGATGTCAGCCTGCCCTCTTACAGGAGGAAGCACCGCTGGCGGAAGGTTGAAGGTAGCGATAAGAAACACCCCACCAAGCCCGGATACCGGGTGCGCCAGAATCAGTGCGAACACTGCAAGGAAGTGACCCATGGTGAATACACCTTCATCAGCCTTGGGTAGTTGCTGACCGGATACAGAAAACCCCCGGGGTGGTGAAGTTCCCCGGGGGTCCATATTTCTATGGCTAAGCCGTTTTACCCCGTCGGCCTAGTGGATGCACGCTTGTTGAATGCCTCCACTTGGTCAAGCGCCTGCTTGTGCCGTGAGTCGTCCGTGTTGTGGTAGGCAGCGTAGAGGGGATTGCCCGGGTTGAAGACGATGTCCCGGGCCTTTTCGCGGTCGGACGCACCGAGGTTGTTGCCACCATCACCGGAGACCAGACGGTCCTCGCTGACCATGCTGAACATATTGGCAAATGCCTGCACCACGGATGCAGACCTGAACATCGGATCGGTGGCTGGATCCAGACCGAGGGTCCGGGCCATGCGCTTGGCTTGGTCGGTCTTCTGCTGGATCTCGCTACCGAATGCCTCAGTGAGCTTGGCCGACTCAGCCTTGAACGCTGCCTCCTGTGCAGCCTGAGACTCAGCACCGAGATTGGTGGCGTGCTGGGCATCGATGGCGACCAGCTCCTTCACCAGTGCAGGGGAGGCACTGTGCTTGTGCAGGACAGACAGGACGTCCTTCACATACTCCCCGTTCCACTGCTCGTCGGGCAGATCGTCTGGCTTGGTGATGCCGTAGTCGTCAGCCGTCTCGGGCACGTTGTTGAGCTTACGCATCAGGGCAGCACGCTCCTCCTTCACGGAGTCAGGTGCGTCCTCAGGGAGAGGCTCTAGTCCCTTCTTTCCGGCCAGCTGGGCGAGGTTGCCCATGCCATTGAAAAAGTCGTCAGCCGTCTTGTATTTGGAGAACGTCTCCTTGTGCCCCTTGAGGTGCTCAGGGAGGGCATCGAAGCGGTCCTTGTTGATGGTGCCGCTGTTGTCCCAGAGACCAACGAAGAAGGGGTCACCTGACGTTCCATCCCCAGAGACGTCTTTGCCTCCATCACCTCCGCTGTCTCCAGCACCAGCAGCATCGCCAAGGAGAGTGCCTCCACCTGTATTCGAATCTTCACTACCCCCACCGGAGTCGTCGTCAGCATGGAGCATGATTGGGGCGATGCACGCCCACATGAATTTGATGAGTGTCATGGCTTAGTCCTCGTAGATGGAGTCGGAGCCGGTGCCTGCTTCGACCTTGTCGGTCTTCACGGTCTTGCGACGAGCGAGCAGGGCGTCGGTCTGGTAGGCTTCGGTGACGGGTTGGCCATCCGCATCGAACACGGTGCGGGTGCGAGTGACTGTGCCGGGTCCGATGATGCCGTAGCGGGCACGATACTCGGCAGGCTTGTACCGCTCATACCATTCCATGACGGCAGGCGTCTTGTCGCCCAGCATCCGGGACATCTTGGGCATTGGGGGGATCGTGCTCTTGGGGATCTCTCGCTCCTTCTTGGCGATCTCCTCATCGCCACGGATGACGGTTTGGTTGATGTCCCAGTCTCCCCCGTTGAGGAAGCGGACGATGGGGGCGCGATACTTGACCGAAGCAGGCTCGATGGTGAGCACTCCTTCGGGGTCGAGACGAGCGACCAGCGTGGTGCTGTTGTTCTCGGTGCGGCTGATGGCTCCGCTTTTATCGTCGATGCTGTAGCCACGCTTCGGTGCGTCTTCCGGGAAGCCCTCTTCGGGCGTGTTGTTATCTTCACTCATGGTGATGTCTCCTGATGGTGTTGTTGTTGGTGTCAGACCCCTGTGGACTGACGGATAAAGTCTCTGATCTCGTTGAGCCATGACCTCCGGCCCTCGTTCGCGGCCATCTTCAGTGGGTCCACGGCGCCCTTGTCATCAGTGGCCATCGTGGATCGGTAGGCGAAGCTGCCCCGTTCCATGTCATCCCAGACGATCTTTTGGGCATCTGAGCGCTTTCCCGGGGTTCCGAATACCGCAGCATAGGCTATGGCTCTACGTCGCTCCTGTGCCTGTTTGGCTGCATCTGTGCGCTTGATGTCGTCTGCCTTCATGCTCCGAGCATCTTCTCCTTGATCGCAGGATCAGCGTCCGAGATGTCCTTCGCGGCCTTGGCCATACCCGGCGCCGCCTCTGCTTCGGCTGCTGCCTGCTGGGCCTGAGCACGCTCTGCTCGCATCTCATCCCGGTCGATGACCTTGCGCTGCCAATCGACTGGCATCCCGGTGTTCTCACCCACGTTACGGGCGATCTTATCCATGTCCCAGTTGTCGGTGATGATCGTGGGGTCGATGGCGAAGATGGCTTCCATCATGCCTTGGAACTCCATCCATGAGTTGTTGTCCGCTGCCTTGATCGCCTTGGCCAGCTTGCCGGTCAGCACGACCTTGGGCATGGGCAGGACAGGCGTGGATCCGTCAGGACCCAGTGCGAGGGCACTCATGGGTGGCTCAGGCAGTCTGCCAGCACGGAAAAGCATTCCGTAGGCTCGGCTCAACAGGGGCTGGATCACCTCACCGTCGAGCTGGTAGTAGGTCGGGCTGAAGTCAGCGATCTTCTCAGCCTCACGACGGCTCACCTCGTAGGCAGTCATCTGGCCCTTGTCCAACTCCCGGAGCATATGGAACAGGTCGTTGTGATACAGCTCACGGATGGCTTGGTCCTTCATCTGAATGCGGTCCTTGCCGATGTCGTAGCGTCCCTGTGTGCCCCACTCCTCAGGCTTTGCGTTGGAGGCGCTGGCCGGGTCGTAGACGGTCTGGCCACCTGCACGCAGATCAACCTCACCATCGACACCGTTGGGGATCAGCACCCGGGGGAATGCTGCGATCTCTGCCAAGGCATCCATCTGCTGCTCGATGAAGTTGACCTGCTTGATGGTCGGCAGGGCTGCGATGGACGGACTGAATCCGTAAGGTGAGTCACCCCACTTGAGGAAGCGGGTGGTGGCGTTGGGCATCTCATCGTAGCCACTGATGCGCACGGTGATCTTTTCGTCCTTTGAGACGTAGATAGATGCGATAGGCTTGTTGGGTCCATCGATCTTGCCCATGTCCCGGGCAGCGTCTTCCCGTGGAGCGATGTAGTGGAGGATCGGGAACTTCTGTTCCATCTTCTTCACGTCATCGTACTGCACGCACTTGAGCATCTGAGGGGTGAGGTTCTCCATGCCAAACTTGTTGAGGCACTGACGAGCGGTGAGGGTGAACTCACGGATGATCGTGTCCACGTATCCCTCCTCATCCTGAGCACAGACGAAGGTGCCCATATCGAACTTCACGAAGTTGAAGAGGGACCGCTTGCCCTCCTCCAGATTGATCGAGGCAGTACCGAATGCACCACGGTCGAGGAACATCTCATGGATCTGCGCGTGGAAGTTGGACCGACCCAGCTCATCGCGGAGGATCTCGGTGACGGTCCGATACCACCGCTTGGCCTCGTCGTCGTCCGTCTTCATGGGTGACTCCAGCTCGAACCAATCACCCGAGACCATGTAGTCCTTCTGGCCAGCTGCGAGGACACCGTTGGCATCCACTGCTGTGAGGTTGAACAGGTCATCGGTGAACCCCTCCACGCCCTCAGTCTTCATGGTCAGGATCTGACTCTTCCGTGGCATCACGTAGTCAGCGATGTTCTGCCAGAGCGTGAACCATGTGGAGGCATCGGTGGTGAGCACTCCGTGGCGGGCGACGATGGCCTCTCCCTGTTTGTCGGTGGTGTCCATGATCAGGATCCCAAGAGGGTTTTGGTGCCGAGGTTCGCTTTGTCTACGCCACCGGTCTCGCCGGCGAAGAAGGTGCGACGGTATCCATTCCGGCGCTTGGCGTCACGACGGCTTTGGTCTGACGCTGCTTTGACCTCTTGCGACCGCTCGGTCACAGGAGGAGTGGGTGCAGGCACTGCCTGCTGTTGTTGCCGACTGGATGATTTTCCAAAACACATGATTAGATCTCTCCGATGAATAGTTCGCCTTTGCCGAGATGATTTAGCCCCAGCCCTGTTAGGTATTCGAAATATGGTGACGATGTCTCGATGGGCAAGATCATACGCTTGTGCCCCATTTCCCTCAGGGTCTGCCGGACGAGGGCCAATCCACGGAAGGATGTGATGCCCGTCATGTCTGACCGCATCCAGAAAAACACTACAGGGGCATAGAGCACGCTGTAGGCGCCCACCACTCCCTTGTCCTCCATCAGGAAGTAATGGCTGACGCTGGGGACGTTGTGCCCGTCCTTGGCCATCCGGTCCTGCACCATCTGCATCTCTGCAGGGTCTGATATCTTACAGCTACTGATTATGCTCCTATCCTCCTGAGTCCTGTCTTCGATGGGATCCGACGCTTGGCGTGATGACTCCTGATGCCCATCCGTGATTCGCTGCTCTGGCCACCCTGCCTCACCTTGGTCGGGATCGCTGACCGATCTACCAGCCACCCGAGCTTCATCGCTTGGTGACCGTATCCAAAAGCTGTGGACGCATGGGATGCCCAGTCATGGACCGGGATGTTGCGCACGGTCTGGCCATCGGTCTCCTCCTTCGAACGGAACGCATCCAAAGAGTCGATACCAAGCTCGCACCCATCCTTGTTGAACTTACACCGGGAGAAGTTGCCGAGGGCCTCGTTGATGTTGTCCCACTCGTTGCTGCTGCGTGGCAGGCAGACGGTGTGCTTGAGTCCTGCCCGGATCAGCTGGCCACGGTAGTCCGTCTCAGCGTCGTGGGGGAGGAAGTGGCCACCGTAGGTGTAGCTGCGGTCCTTGAGTCGTTTGACCCACTCACCTGCATGGGCGCAGTCATCGCCACCGGTCAGGCACTCCAGCCAGTTGATCGAGTCGGCCACCACTTGGAAGAACCAGACCTTGGTGTTCACAGCTGCTCCGATGTCCCAGCAGGTGTAGACCGGGAGCTGCTCGTAGTGGAGGACACCGTCACTGATCCGGCCATCACCTCGAGCCTTGTCCATCTGTGGTGCGTAGATCGCACCCGGGAACGGTGCCAGCCAGCACTCCTCGATGGTGGATGGATACTCCGAGTAGATCTTCCGGCCCAGCTCTTGGCGCTTCTTGAAGTACCAGAGGCGCTGGCCGTGGGTTAGATTGCAGCCGACCGTGGCTTGGAGGTCCTGCAGGTATTTCCTGATGTCAGGCGTGATCTGGGTGTGGTCACCTGCAAGCGTGTATCGAGGTTCCAGATACCACGGGAAGAAGATCACGCTGTAGTCGAGGGCAGTGCGATGCTCTGGCGCCACTTCCAGCGCCTTGGTGACCATGTCATACCATGCGCCACCCTTGCCTCCCTTGTGGGTGGATTCCATGACGATAACAGCACTCTGGCCGGATGCTGATGGGATAGCACCTGTCTCGATCTCATCTGCCCGGGCTGGGTCATTGAAGGCGATGATCCCGAACTCCGAGATGTGGAGGAAATTGTTGGTGGCACCACGGGCGTTCTTGCCTGCGTAGATGCCTGAGTCCGACTCCCATGTGAGGGCGTTGTTGTTGTCCTCCCTGACTGCGTCCTGCAGGTCATGCGGTAGCCTCTCGTAGGCGTAGCGGACCATCTTGAGCTTGTTCTGCGCATCGGGCTGGGTCTTGTCCACGATGGATGCTGTGGTGTTAGTTGCGAATAATGTCCGGTCCAATGCGATTACCGCACACAACGTGGAGATGCCGAGCTGGCGTGCCTTGGGGATCGCGATGCGTTGCACCTTGTCCACGTAGATCGCTTGGAGGACGACGCACTGTGCCCAGTTGGGCATAAACTGCACCTCCTGTGCTTCAGCGTTGCGGATGAAGTAGAGGTTGCAGATGCGGACGAGTGGATCCTTGAGCAACTCCTCCAGCTCATCGTCTGTAGTGCCGTCGGGGATACGGTAGTCATCGACGTTGATCGCTTCGTAGGTGATCACTTCTTCTCGAGGGTGACGTTGTGGAGTTTGAGGATCGGCTCAATCGCCTGTAGGTATTCGTCGGATACGCCGATAAGTCCACCAGTCAGGTGCAGGAAAACCATCAGGTCGTGCTGATGCACTGCTGCCCAGTAACCGTCTCGCTGCTTGTGTATCAGGATAGTCATGACGTCTTACCTTTGCGGATACGGTAGAGGAGCGACCCCTCAACCTTGGCTTCGATCTTCTGCGGTGCGTCGTATCCCAGCATCTTGGCGAATCGCTCCATCGCTCGGATCTTGTCGGTGTTGGTCGCTTCCTTGTCGCAGGCGATCTCGCTGAGTTTCTCGAGAATGGCTTGCTTGCTCAGGATGGACTTCTCTTCGAGCTTCCGGCGTTGGTCAGAGAGATACCTCCTGACGTTAGGTTTCTTCAGATACTCCTGAGCGCGAACAGAGACTACCGCGACACTAGCGTCTGCGTACCCGGCGCTGCGATACGCTGCTGATGGTTGAAGTCCTTTGAGGATGGCATCAGCGAATGCCTGTTGTTTGGGGGTGAGGTTCATTGGTGGTGGTGATGGTAAGATCAGTTGTTGTTGAAGAGAGTAGCAGCGGTGCCTTCATATTACGTGCTGATGGCTACAATTTGTGAGTTGGGTCCGGTTGATGCACCGGCATCAATGAGTTCAGCCATCTCGATGGTGGAGCCATTAGTCCAGTTCGTTGGCGTAGTGCCGGTGGCTGTGAAGACGACCCCGTTGGCATTGGAAGATGCCCCTACGTTGGTGAAGTCGTCACCGGTCTGATAAATGGATATCCGATACTCTCTACCTGAGATCAAGAAGCCGGAGGTGGCTGACGTTGGGGCGCGTGCCTTGATCTTAAACCGGATGGTCTGGGTGGCTTGAATATCCACGATGGCTGCGCACGGGATTGAAGCAATGAGCGAAAGGTCCGTGGATTGGTAGGTTGCCCCTGACCCATACTCCGTAGTCCCATCCCAGAAGACTGCACCGATGATTCCGTTGCCGCTTGAATTAAGCGATGAAGCTCTGGCGGAAATTGAACCCGTGACCAGCCAGCGACCGGGGTTAAGCGTCACCGACGCAAAACCATTGCCCGAGGTGCAGTCAAGATCCGTATCGAAAACACCTCCAAATGTAGTCGAGCCACCCTCACTTGTAACGGGCGTGCGTGGGCTGTTGTTGGCAACGTCTATTGTGGCTGTGCCTCCACCCCCGTCGGATATGGTCCGTCCGTTGATTTCAACATTGTTAGCAATCTTTACAACACCACCAAGGTAGTTGGTGTAGATGTAGTTCCCAGTAGGGGACTGCGTAACTGCCAAGCCCGTGATAACCAGATCGACAATCTTAATTGTTGTGTGAGGGACAAGATAGATTGACTCATTCATCCCTGCATTAAGCAGCTGAATGGTAACATCCTTGATAGTCCACTTGTTCCAATTCAGGCTCCATGAGGATGCTGACCCATCACACTGTATTGCTCGAAAAAACGAAGCAACGTCCTGCTTAATGAGACCACCTTGGATAAGTAGCTCATCAATATCTGCAAGAAAGTATCCTTGGCCCCCCTCAATGTCCTCTATAACATTGCCAATACAGGATACTTTCTCTGCGTCAGTAATACGAACAGCCGAACCTGAATCTTTGGCGACCTCTCCAGTAATGTGATTATTACTGAGCTGAATATGGCGTGGGCGGGTGCCACCTTCGGAAGCAATCAGAACACCCGACTGCTTCGCTAGAGTGATCGAATTGCCCTCTACCAGTATTCGATGACAGTCAGGAAGAACAGCGATGCCGCGACCCCAGTTTGTCAGGCCCGATGTGATCGCGCCTGCTCCGCTGCTTAGCGTCAAAGTGGGGAAGGTATCACCAGAATCCCACCCCGTGCTATCTGGCCCGTAGAACCTACCTCCTTCGATTGCTCCGGCACCATCGATGTAAACATAGCAAGGTGGGTTTGTAGGCACGCCGTTCTTTATGCCACCAGTAACAGAGACCGTGGGATTGATACCATAGCCAGAACTGGGTGTTGTCACGAAAACACCCAGAACGTCTATTCTGGCACGCAGCTGGTTGCTGGATATAAGCACATCCTTGCATTCCGAGACAACGATCAGATCGTCATCAGCACCATTTACGATGTTCCCTGACACAACAGCTTTGTCCACTTTATGCAGGTTGATGCCATCGGCAAAGGTGTCCCTGATAATATTATTCTGAATCTGCACATCTTGGATTCGACCGGCGCGATCTCGGTTGATGGCCAGCGCCCATTCTCCTCCGTTCTGGAATGCACAATCGTGGACCTTTAAGTGGTTTGATCGGAAGTGGACACACTGTTGACCATATTTACGGGTGTCACAGTTACCATCGAAGGTCATATCTCGCACCACTACATGATCACACGTATCCTCGATGTTCATAATGGTCCCACCATTGGTTGCGGGAGTGTTGCCATTGTTGAACCCGGGCGTGACTACGCTGGTTCCTATGTGTCGAAGCATAGTCGTATCTTGACCGGCCCCCATAATGATAATTTCACTAAGGTTCTCGATTAAGACGGTCCCTGCATAACGATATTCACCGGGTGGAAAGTAGAGCACCGAGCCATCCGTCAAGGCAGCCACCGCAGCAGTAATGGCAGTGGAATCGTTCGTGACCCCGTCTCCCACCGCCCCGTAGTCCTTCACGTTGATGATGTCCAGCGATTCAAATGCCGCAGACCGTGCTGCCTCTCTCACTCGCTGCGATGTCCAGATCCGATCCGTCGTGGCCGATCCAGCCTCCGCTTCAGCCTCGCTGACTGTAGCCGGAAAGTCGGTTATTTGAGACTTGGTGTGGGTATGCACGGTGGGTGCCTTACCTGATAACAGCGTGTCCGTCTCAGTCTCCGTGTAATACCTGTCATCGTGGATATGGCCAGTGTCAGATTTGCCGGCCAGCAAAGAGTCAGCCTCCGTCTCCGTGTAGTAACGATCATCATGCGTGTGTGAGTTATCCTTTACTTGCGGATTTGGATAGGTGCCGGACAGGTCTCCTCCCGCTGGTCCCGTGGGTGTTCCACCTCCTCCACCAGCTGCTGTCACCGTCGTCTTGGCTGCGTTGCCCCCATTGTTCGGGACGTCCGGTGATGATCCTTCCAGCGTCCGGTCACGCGACGTCACTCCAGCACTGTTGTTCAGGGATCCCTCTGGCATCAGTTTCTCTCCGTGATGTTACGCCAGATCCACCCCAGCTCGTAGACCGGCAGGGTGTCCTCGTTCTTCGCTGGCACCACCCGGCTGACCGGATTCGTCCTCACTGCTAGTGCCTCACCCTTCCAGCAGACCCAGATCAACCGCCCGTCCTCCGACCGCTCATCGAAGTGGGCATCGATCTCGTCCTGTGTAGGGGTTCTGAGGATACGCTGCTTCACGGACTGCTGCACCAGCTCCAGACGTTTACTCTCTGCGTCCTGTGCCAAAGCTCGCGCCAGCTTGGTCATCAACTGTTCGTCGGGCACCAAACTGCATCGCGATACCTGCAGGTCGTCTTTCGTGAGGTGGATCATCGCTCGTAACTTGTAGGACCAAACCGGATACTGCAACGCAGATCTGCTACCCAGCGTTGAGGAGCGGACACACCTCACCCAAACCCGGGGGAGGTGCTGCAGGTCGATACCCTTGCGCTGTCTTCGCGTCCAGCTACCCGTGCCTGTGACCACGGCATACGTCCAGTTCAGGTCAAGATCGGCACGGTCCTCAGATCTCTCGATCACGTAGAATTAAGTCCGGCTGGTAGCGGGAGGGCAGGGATGTAGCCCATTCACTACGCCGTCATCGGAATGACTATCCACGTTCTCAACCCTCTGAGGGGACTCGTGCAGTGTTCATGAATGGAACTACTTCGCTGCCCTCGCCTGTGTTAGATCAGGCCGGACACCGTTGTTGATCCTCCCGGTCTCGCCTTGCACAGGTCGATGGGGGCGGTGTTCGGATCTGTTATCGGCGTGTCCGGTGGCGCACTATCATGTCCTCATCGGCAGCGTGCCCTCCCCTCCAGTGATTAGACCAAAGGGAAGGAGCAATGATAGTGCCGGTTTTGGACCGGCCTGCACTCGATCACCCCAAATGCCCCCCGTCAAATTAATTTGATTTAGCAGTAAATAAGGTCTCGACATACCGCAGTGGGTATGCTCTCTTGGTGTTCACGATTGGTTTGCCTCTACCTCCAACAGGGGCCTCACACACAAAATAAAACGCCATGACTACCGTCAAACTCCCCACCTCCACCAGCAACCCAAACCGTCCTTCCGCCGAACAACGTGCTCGCTACCACATGGAGCACGTTAAAGAGCGACTCGCCTCGATCAATACCTCAGTCGTCCGTATGGCTGATGCCATCCGCGAGGAACGGTGGGAAGATGCCATCAACGCTGCACCTTCCACCTCCATGTTCGACCGTCGAATGGATTCCCTCAGCAAGACCCTCCGCGAGGTCAGCCCTGATGAGTTCGTCGCCATCTGGTATCACGAAAACGACTTCGATGCTGGCCACGGTCCCTCTGCCATCATCGGTCCTGTGCAGCCATCCATTGCCAAACGAACTTACGACAAGGCCACCCACCCCGACAATGATGGGTGGGCAGTTATCGCCAACCGAGACATCTGGTCAAAGGGGTGAGTAACCACCTCCTCAATACCACCCTGCAGTTAATCGCTGCGGGGTTTTTGGGTGCCCACTCTGGGCTCACGATTAACATCACATCACAAAACGTCATGAATAACGCTATCAACCTCGTCTCCCTCGCTCCGCAACTCCAGTCCGATGCGGCCATCGCCA